GAAGAAGTTCTCCCTAGAGGCAATGCTCTCTAAGGATATGCCGTATAAGGTGAAGGAGATAATTAGGGATACGTGGCCGAATTTATTTCGACCACATAAAGATTGGAAGCCTCCTTCCGAGTTAAAAAAGAAAAAATAATATATAAAGGGGGGTTGCAAAGACCCCCCTTTTTTGATAGACTGTAAAAAACAATGAGGATCTATGACCGAAGAAAACATTATTGATGTGCAAGCAGAAGAAGTGGTAGATGAACCTGTTCAACCAGAAGAACCAGAGATGACCTACCACGAGAGGAAAGCATATGAAAAAGCACGGGTGACTACTCTGAATAAAATGCTTAAAAACTATCGTCGTCAACAAAAAAACCCTCTGTTTATCGCCAAGAAACTGAGTGAATGAAACACATACTTTTTACTTTGTATGAATGTGATCCAGATTTGCTGGATGATGAGGACTATATAAGAGAGACTTTGTTTGAAGCAACTAATCACATGGGTGCTACATTTTTAAAAACACAGTCTCACAAGTTTTCTCCTCAAGGAGTAACAGCAGTGACTCTTCTTGCAGAGAGTCATATTAGTATCCATACATGGCCTGAGAATGGTACTGCAGTATGTGATGTTTTTACATGTGGAGATGCAAATCCTAGGAAAGGTGCAGTCTACATGGGTCGAAAATTAAAAGCAAAAAATTTTATAGCAAAAACTATAGACAGGAGTCTGGAATGCAAGCAGTAGTTTACACAAAAGAGAATTGTCAGTGGTGTGATAGAGTTAAACAACTATTCAAAGCTGTTGATATAGATTACCTTGAGTATAAGTATGATAAAGACTTTTCAAAGTCTCAATTTTATGATGAGTTTGGTGAGGGCGCTACGTTCCCCCAGGTATCAATAGGAACAAAACATATCGGTGGGTGTAAAGAAACACTCCAATACTTGCAACAAGAAGAATTGCTATGACTGGAACAGACACAATCTCTCAATTTGTAGATACTATTCTTGATGAATATGTAGTTACTAAAAAGAAAATTCGTGTTGACTTTTTCAAATATCTTCAATCAGAAGACATTGACAGAAAGAGTATCAACGAATATGCATCAGGGGAAATTCATTTTGTAACTGACCTTCTTGCTGAGGTTGATGGTGCTCTTGATGGAGATCAATTTTTAGTTGAGGCTTATGGTTGTTATAAGAAATCTGAACTGAGAGAATTCAAGTGTCTTCTAGAAAGGTTTATAAGTGACGTAGAGAAATATAAAGAATCCAAAAAGATAGTTCGTCGTAAGAAAAAGAAGAGTCCAGAGCAGCTGGTCAGGGCATTGCATTTAATCCAGAAGCCTGTTATACTAGGTGAGGAAAAATACACTCCCGTCTCCAAGACGGAAATCATTGACGCTAAGTCAGTGTTCCTTATTAACATAAAAACTAATGACATTTTGTTTTTGACAGGTAAAAAACTTTCTTGTTCTGGAGCAAGGATCATCAACTATGATGAAGAGTTGTCTGGTATCAAAAAGATCAAGAAGATTGATCAAACAATTGAAACAGTGTTGTCATCAACCAATATCAATTGTTCCAAGATATTCAATGATCTACCAAACAAGGCTAGGTCCGTTCCCAAAACAGTTTCTCCAAACTACTTCCCACTAAAAGTTATTCAATGACAGACATTCCCGAAAAGTATCTAAATACTAACGTAAGGGCTATGTTAAGTGGAGGTAACGTAGAGACTAAACCACAACCAAAGTACGTTCTCCACCTAGATAAACTAATTTCTTGCTTTAAAGAAAAATATCGAGTGGAGATAAAAATCATCAAGGAAGAAATTTAGGAGGGGGTTATGACAGAAGTAACCACAGTTATGCTTAGTCTTTTGTTCTGTCTAGTGGGTGTCGGTCTGGGATTTGTTTTCGGATGGTTTGGTAATGAGTACTTCAGTAGTTTCATGGAGGCAACAATTGCATCAAACACAAACATACATCCAGAAATGGTAGATGATCAAGGAATTTTTATCAACGAAGAACTCTTGTCCGTTAGATTTATAGACGAGGAGGATTACGAAGAGGACTAATTATGATTTTAGTTGACATGAATCAATGCATGATCAGTAACCTGATGATGCAAGTGAAAACTAGTAATGGACTTGATGAAAACCTAGTTCGACACATGGTCTTAAATGCCTTACGGCACTACAAAAAAACTTTTGGTGGAGACTATGGTCAACTAGTTCTTTGTTATGATTCCAAATTTTATTGGAGGAAGCAAGAGTTTCCTTTCTATAAACAGAATCGTAAAAAGGATAGGGAAAAATCATCTCACGATTGGAATGCAATCTTTGAATGTTTGAACAAAATTCGTGACGAGATTAGAACGTATTTTCCCTATGTGGTAATGGACGTTTATGGTGCAGAAGCAGATGACATCATCAGCGTATTGATTAAAAACAATTCCCAGAAAGAACAACCAGAAAAAATTCTGATCCTGTCTGGTGATAAAGATTTTCTTCAACTTAGTAAGTATTCTTTTGTTTCTCAGTACAATCCAATTCAAAAGAAATACATTACTCTTGACAACCCAAAAGAATATTTGATGGAACATATCATCAAAGGTGACCGCAGTGATGGTATTCCAAATTTCTTATCTGATGATGACACATTTGTTTCTGGTAAGAGACAGAAACCAATTAACAAAAAGAACTTAGTCAAGTGGATTTCATCCGATCCAAAAAGCTTTTGTACAGATGTTCAATTGAAAAATTATGAACGCAATAAAAAGCTAATTGATCTGAGTTGTATTCCAGAAGACATTCAAAAAGAAATTGTCCAAGAATTTAATCGGTTAAATAGTACTGTAAAACGAGGAGTTACTGTAGACTACTTCGTAAAAAACAAACTGACTACACTATTAAATGATATAGAGGATTTTTAACTATGGCTGATTTACCTGTAGAAAAACTATTGATCTCTGAAGTTCTTCAAAAGATCTCTAACGCTAAAACTAAAAAAGAAAAGATTGCACTGCTCGTAAAGTATAAGACTCCAGCACTTCAATCTATTTTGATCTGGGCTTATGATGAGAGTGTAAAGAGTATGGTCCCAGTAGGTGATGTTCCATACACCCCTAACGACACACCAGAGGGTACAGAACACACGTTGCTCTTCCACGAGTACAAGAAACTATTTCACTTCGTCAAGGGTGGTAATGATAAATTGAATCAAACTCGTCGAGAGATGATGTTTGTTCAACTTCTTGAAGGTCTTCACGAAAGTGAAGCGAAGATTGTATGTCTTGCTAAGGACAAACAACTCAACAAAAGATATAAGATTACTAAAGCATGTATCTCGGAAGCGTATCCAGAAATTCAGTGGGGTAATCGGTCTTAATGGGAAAAGGTTGTAAGATTCTTCATAAGGACTGTGATCCATCGCTGTGTCAGGATAGGTCGTTGCCTTACACAGCATTTATGGTAGAATATGTAGAAGGTGGAGTTACTAAATTTGACATCGTTACAGGTGCAAAACAAGTAGACATCTTTGATGACTATTGGGACAAGTATCGTGATGATTTTGTAACCATGAATCAAACTGAGGGGAGAGTGAACCCTAAACTTTGGAGAGATCCAAATGAGGAAACCAAAAAGAAAAAATGATTATGACTGCTAAACTTATTTCTGTTACTCCTGATGCTGAACAAACCATGGCGTATATCGCCAGGGTTTCTAATCCATCAAATCAGGACAATGATAAATATGCACGACTGCTCAGTTATTGTATCAAACACAATCACTGGTCTGTCTTTGAACAAAGTACAATGACTCTTGAAGTTTCAACTACTCGAGCTATTGCAGCCCAAATCCTTCGTCATCGTAGCTTTACATTTCAAGAGTTCAGTCAGAGGTATGCAGATAGTTCTCAACTATCTAAAGTAATTCCTCTTCCAGAACTACGCCGTCAAGATACCAAGAACAGGCAGAACAGTATCGATGACCTGGATCCATTTGTTCAACAGAAACTTGAGATGCAGATGCAAACTCTGTTTGATTCATCCATGGCACTGTATGAACAAATGCTTGGACATGGTGTTGCAAAAGAGTGTGCTCGTAATGTGCTACC